TGATAAGGATTACCAAGATATTGAATGTTACCTTTCTTGGACTTGTGGTGAAAGTGACCAGAAAATACTTGCTTAAACTTAGAAAGAATTTTAGAATCCATTCCATGCTCCATTCTCATGCCAGGAGTAACTTCAAATCCATTGAGCTCAAGATGTCCCATACAAATTTCAGCATCACTTTCCTCAATCACCTTGAATGTTTTTTCTCTGTTTTCAGAATTAATCCAAGGCAATATAAGAATCTTTCGTCCTTCTACTGTAACTTCACGAGCAGTAGAAATAACATTAATGTTATGAAAACTATCTAGAAGCAAATCGGGAGAATTTACCTCATTAGTATTTTTATAATATACACAATGATTACCAAGAATCATGTGGACTGTAATACCCATGTCCTCAAGACGCTGAAAGTAATACTGTCGTACACGACTCCATACATTAAAGTCAATACTTTTTCTATTGTCAAATGTATCACCTAGGTCAATGATGTTTTTGATTCCTTTCTTTTCCAAGGTAGGAAAGAAAACATCATCATAGAATTTTTTAAAGTATTCCCAAAAAGCAACACTACCTTTTCTTCCGTCTAGGTGTTGGTCAGTGATAAGAGCAATCATCGTTTGTATCTAATTTCAAGTGACTCTTTGATACTATTCAAGTCAGAGGAACTACTACTATAACCTGCCATGTCACCTGTATAACTATCTGTATGCAAAACTTCATCAAACCCAGACTTCTCTAGAATTTTTGCTTTAATTTCTAACTGTTTCTTTTCTTTAGAGATGCGGCGAAGAAAGGCAAAGTAAATAATTTGCGTGAAGTATGCAAAAGGATTAGTAGACTTTTCTGGATTAAAATTATGAATGTATTGTAAGCAGTTTTCAATACCATCGCAAATCATGTCTTCACGAAACATGTAATTTACAAAGTTTGGTTTATATGATAAGTGTGTTGCAATCTTAAGAAAACACTCTCCAACATAAGGTGGTACACGAGGTTTCGGTTGCTCGTTTGCTTCTGCTTCAGCAACTTCCTTGCGGTAAACCATTAGAGCGTCTAAGAAGTCTCTGTTGTTTACATAGTTTTCTGTCTTTCTTCTTGCCATTATATTGCATTTGCCTTGTTTGTATTGTAACACCTTATTCAAGAAAATGCAAGGGACTTGACAAGACCTTCAAATCTCTGTATAATTAGCGATGTAGCGTTTCAAAGATTATTAGCTTCTATTATATAGATCTTCTAAGTACTTACGTGATTCTTTTACTGTAGACATATATCCTTTTTGTTGTTTAATATCTACTCTAGTAGATTCTGCAACATCTCCATTTTCTTTTTGTAAAAAACGTTTATAAAACTTTTGTATTTTTGTATCTAATTCTGTAATTGTAAGGATGTGGTCTTTTTTAATAATAAACGTTTCATCATAAGTTGCTGCCATCCATGCATTAAAAGTAAATCCTTTCAAATTTGATTTACCTCTCTTCATTTCAATCACATGTACCGTGCGGGGATTTTCAATAATCAGTACATCTTCATCGTTGTCGTAAGAAACCTTTGCAACGATTTCTTCGCCAGACATTAATTTTATCGATGCATAGAATTCTTCTTCCATATTATACTTTAATTTTAATTACTTCATAATTAAAGTTTTCTTCTTGGTAGATATTAATTCTTTCCTCAAGATGTTTTAGTGTGTAATTTTTATATGGTTTTTCGGAAATGTCATCTGCAATGTCATACAACGTTGCCAAACTTTTTCCTTCACCCTTTCGCAGCACTCTACCAATTGACTGCAAGTTTCTTACTCTTGATTTGGACGGTGATGCAAAAACGACGTTGTGTAATTTTTTAATGTTGATACCTGTGCTGAATGTGCCATAGGAAGCAATGATTACAGCATCTTTTTCACGCTCAGTAATACGTCTGATCTCCTCACGCTCTTCAGTATCTACTCCACCATAAACGAAGAAAACCTTTCTGGTTTTACCTATGTTACTATTTATGCTTTCATATAAAGGCATACCATGTCTTTCAACGTAGTTGAATAATACTAGAGTGTTACCATTCAAGTCTGTGACTAGGTTTTTAATTAGATTATTTCTTTTCTTATGCTCCACAAGATAATCAATTTCATCTTGGTAGGTAAAGAATGTCTGAGGTTCGTGCTCCAACAATAAAATTTTAATTCTAAACTCTGCCAAGTGACCTTCTTTAATAAGTCTGTCAGTCTTAGTAACTTGAGCACAAGGACCAAACAATCCTTCTAGCACCCACTTATGTGTAGCAGACCCATCAAGTGTGCCTGTAAAACCAAAGCGATACTTTGCCTGATGTAATTTTGTCATGATACCAGTCAGTGACTTAGACTTAAACTGGTGCGCCTCATCGCCAATGACACATTCAAAGTCATCAAAGTATTTTTTAGGAAACTTGTATATAGATTGCCAAGTTGAGATGACTACATTTTTATCAGTATTCTTATCCTTGCCACCATATACTTTGTGACAATACTCTTCTACATCCCATCCATAGTCAGCAAAGTCAGAATACATCTGCTCCACCAAAGATGTTGTGGGGACAATAATAAGAATACGTTTCTGTAGACCAGTATAATAACGCACCAAAGAATAAATCATCAGAGACTTTCCAGATGCTGTAGGAGACAGCAAAAGTTTACGGTGATTTTTTAATGCCTCGTAAACTGCCATGTATTGATAGTCTCTTGGTTTGTGCTTAACACAAATTTTATTCATAAAATATTTCACACCCTCAAGAGAGACGAGTGGGTCTTTATCATCAACGTGACCGTAATAATCATTGCTTTCAAAAGACAAATCATAATTTTTAAACGATGCCCATTCTCTAAGATGGTCTGCTAAACCGCAATACAATTCACCCGTGCCAGGAGAATACAAACGAATTTTACCATCCCACATTTTGTTGCGATAGAGTGGCATAAATTTTGCATTAGGCACATCGAAGCTAAAGTAGTCAGATAACTCCATGTGGATACCAGGATCCGCATTGATAGTCATAAAGACTTCATTTTTTTTCTTAATTGAAATAGACATTTCAGTTTCCGTTAATAAATTTCTCCCACTCGATAGCGTTTTTAATTTGGAAACTTCTATTTGATACCATTTTTAAGATATGGTCTAAGTAGAAAAGTGCCTTACTAATAAACTCTATCTTCATCTCAATGTTAATTAAATCTTCATCTGATTCTAGATAGACTTTCATCTTCTCAGATGTTTTGATTGATTGCCCAAAAGGTTTTTCTTTATAGACTGCAGGGTCTGCTTCTCCTTGGTAATACTCTCTTTTTTCTCTAACTTTAATTCTGTATTGAAACTCCAACGCACTCTTTTCTGTTGAGAAATCGTTGTAGTAGTTTAAGTATTTATTATGTTGATAAGGAATGTTAAGCGAAAGCTGCGCTAGGTCTTCTGTGTATTGTTTGTTTTTAAATTGGAAGTCAACTTGTGAGTCTTCTTGCCATTGTGCTTTTACATTATCAAAGAGGGTTTTCAATTCAGCAAATTTCATAGTTTAGTATTTAAGGTGTTTCGTAATTCAAAACTGGTGTATTTAAAAACCGCTTGTGCAGTAAAGTATTCTTGGTCTTGGTCTCCGACATCAAATTGGACATCCGATAGTGATACAGGAAATACATTGTCGAAGTTACAGTATGCAGCAACATTATAATTACTAGTTGTAATTTCTAATCTAGCATTGGAATATTGTGCTTCTTCATTACTATGCTCTTCATAAAGACCATTTTTTCTAATCCAGTTATAAACGCTGGCATAGTTTGCTAGGTCTTCATCAATAATAAAAGTAACATTTAAATCACCTGTCTCAATACCACCAGCAGCTGCAATAGGGAAAGACCTAAATCTGGTCGGGACTTCTGTGAATGGTAATGTGAGGTCAGGGATGTTGGCACGTTGACAGAAAAATTCTATGCCAGGAAATATCTCCAAGTCTAATCGAAATCCGACTGGAGCGAGAAAGTTTCTATTCTTAGGTTGCTCTGAATACCACTTACTCTGTGCCATTTTGTTTTATTTTTATTTAGGTCATAAAAAAAGACCCCCATTTCGGGAGGTCTGATGGGGAAAACCAACAACTGATATCAGTTGATGTTTTTGATTTGTACTCTTCTGTAGTACTGGTTGGTGTTGGCATTCATTGCCTCGCCAGCAGGTGCGGAACCGTAGTTGCCGTCTGTAGTTACGAATGGGTTTGCGACCATGCCGTAGCGGGTCTTGAAGCCAATCTTGGGCTGGAAGGTGTCCTGACCAATGGAGCGGACCATCTGGAGGGGGACATATGGGCAATAGAAGAGACCTGCGTCATAAGGCGAGGTGCCCTTGTAACCCATGGTGTAGTAGTGCTTGGAAGCAGTGCTCTGGGTGTAAGAAGGACCACCGAATGGATCGATGAAGACCTTAACACGACCGTTGAGGGTGCCAGCAAATACGTTACCAGTGTCATCAACACTCATTGAAGTGCTGAGAGCAGGAGCGTAGTCAAGAGCGCCAGTGAGGTTAAGAGCAGAAGCAACGTCTGCAGAGCAGATGATGAAGTTGCCTTTACCACGACGGGTTTCCTGAGCGATTGCGTTTGCATCGCGGTCAATCTGGAATAGAAGACCCTTGAATTTTTCTGCCATCCAACGACCGTTGGAGTCAACATCAAGGTCAAATGTGCCAGGGGTTGCAACGTTGTGCTGAGCACCAGGCTTAGCAACGACGTATACTGTGCGAAGAATTTCGCGGTTGATTTCAGCAAGAATCTCAGAGGAGAGAATGTTTGCTAGCTCTTGCTCAGCGTCAAGACCATGAATGGCCTTAAGGTCTTGTGCAAGCTCTAGGGTGTATTCTGCCTTGAGTGCTCTAGACTTAGCAGTCACCGAGGTCTTCTCGATGCTGAATGCCATCTCGCGGAACAGTTTACCTGCTTCGCCCAACTCTTCAGACTCAGCGCGAGAAAGCTTGCTACCTAGTTCGTATTTGCCAGCAGGGGAATCATTAAGGACTGCAGGGTTGTTACCCTCCATGTCTCCTTGTCCACCATCGCGACCACGGACATCATAAGCACCCTTAGTAGCATCAAAGCCACCAGAGAAACCTGCATCAGGCTCGTTGTATAGTGCTTCTTCGCCGCCTTGATTCTCGTACTTCGCCTTCATTGCAAAGATGAGACCTGTAGGACCAGACATAGGCTGGACACCACAGATGTCATATGCAACCAAGTTAGGCATTGCACGACGGATTAGACTGATGAGCACAGGGTCGAAACCAGCGATAGCGCCAGTCGATGCAGCTCCACCAGTCATGTTGGATGCGCCAGCGAAGTTTACAGCAACTTCGTTAAGGACGCCGCGCTCTTCGCGCATGAATTTTTCTTGATTCTCAAGGATAACAGCGGTAACAGCCTTTCTATGTGAATCGGAAATCTCAGAGAGACCCGAATGGTTAAGAACAGGTGCCCACTTTTCCTGGAGATTTTGAGCGTTAAACATTTTTAACTCCGAATGTTTTTTTAGGAAAATGGGTTGACGTAATTATTTAGACTTCACTTCCAGCGAGCAATTGCATCCATGTATGACTGCATGTGAGCCGATACATCAGTGCCTTCACCTTCTACTGGAGTTTCATCGGTAACTTCTGCTTTAGGAGCGACTTGCTGAGGGAAGTATGACTCACGAAGAGTCTTGAGTTGAGTTCTGAAAGAATCTTCAGATACAAACTCTACTCCTTCTGCAAGAGAAGCTAGTTTTTCTTTCTGGGTATCAGCAAGACCTTCGCTCATCTCTTTCGTGATGATTGTCTTGGAGTGTCCAGAAAGGCGATTATTTAATTCAATGTTGCGCTCAACCTGTTCGTTAAGGCGCTGTTCCATCTCACAAAGCTCTTGATTAATACCTTCGACAACATCAACTTTGTCTGCAGGAATATCAAGATAGTTTTCTTCAAAGACTGTTTTAAGACCAGACATGAAGTTTTCAGCGATTTCAAGTTTAAGACCTGAATCGATGGCAACTACATTTTCTTCCAACCAATTTTGAATGGCATAGTTAAGTGTCTCGTCTACTTTCTCGGAAAGAGAAACTTTAATTGCTTCTACTTCTTCTGAAAGTTTGGTAGTATACTGCTCTTGAATAGAAGATACTTGCTCATTGATTTTTGCTTTTACAGCAGCTTCAAAGATTGTTTTTGCTTTATCTTTGAATGTCTCTGAGATTACTTCTCCTTCTACTAGAGCTTCGATATCCTCTTCAGAGGAATAATCGATTTCTTCCATACCAATTACTTTGGTGTCGTTAGGACCACCAGGAATTTGGTAACCTGAAGATTTAACTGATGGCGCGGGATCTTGGTGCTTGTCACGAGTAACGTGACCATCATCTACTTTCTTATTATGCTTAGCAGCTTTTGCACCAGGATCGTCTTCACCTTGAGGTTTCTCGTAGGTGGGCCCACCGTTATTTTCTACAGACTGACCAGGGACCACAGAAGGTGAAACTGTTGGCATAGGATCTCTGCCAGCAGCCTTAGCGTTTACTGCAGTGTTTGTCTGGGTGCTTGATGGTTGCATAAAACCACTAGACATTGCGTTACCAGGTACTACACTAGCACCAACACCAGGCATAGGGTCTTGACCTGACTCTGCAATAAATTCCTCAAATTTTTCGTTTAACATATCTGACATTTTGGTTTTCCCTGTACAGTTATAACATTTATTCTACAGTTATTTATTAAAATTATAAATTAAGCATGAAGTCCTCAAAGACTTTGAGGGACCTCTCTTCAATATTTTTCCGCGTTGCTTCGGAAATATACTTTTTGTATTTATCAACTTTTGATTCTTTTAAGATACCATTATCCCAGACCCACTCTTTACCTTCCATGATTCCATTTACAAAGGCATCGGGTGCGGATGGGTCGGCAACAATATCAGCAGCAGTTGCTAGCATAAAATCTTCGCGGACATAACTTGCTCCATTTCTTTCATCGATGGACCCCATGCCTCTAGAAGAAACACCAAGTTTAACGCCAGACTCTAAAAGGTTTTTAGCAATATTACCCATAGGTGTTGATAGGATTTGAGCTTTACCTCTAAAGTTGCTACCCTCGGATTTGAGAGAAACGATTTTGTGGGAAACGCGGTCGAGATTGACAGTAGGACCATCGGGATGACCCAACTCACCGAGAGCACGACCAGTGACGACATAACTCTCATTGTAACGACCAACCTCTTTCTCTAGTACGGAAAAAGGATAGATTCTACCGTTGCGATTTTTAACGTCGCCCTGAAGGAATACACCCTCAATGTAGAGATTCTTCCTTCCGTTAGATTCTTCTACTAGGACTTCAACGTCCTCAATACTCTCGGTGATTAATTTCATTCTTCTGTAACCTCGGGTGTTTCTACAGTAGTCTCTTCTTCTTCTTCCGCAGCTGCGAAATAAGATTGTGCTAGGACTTCTTTATATCCTTTCATCGCATCTGATGCTTTCGCATATAGATGGTCATTAATTTTGTCCATCGCATCGATTTTATTGCCAGCAGCAAGTGCATTAATAATGTCAATAGTATCCATTTAATTTAAACGTATGTGATAATTATTTATCGGAATCTTTATTTCTAGGTGCTGCTGGTACCTCAGGGGGTTGAGCAGACATTTCTAATACCTTTGCATTCATTTCATTGGTGTGGACAGGATCTGGGACAATACCTTTTTGAATATCTGCCGCCATCTGCACATCCATTTCCTCGTAAACAATATCAGATTGCTTGAGGACTTCTTTCCTTATATATTCTGTAGAATAATATTTGCCAACAAATTGGTCTAACTTCATTAGAATATCGAGGCGAGTATTTAGAATCTCGGCATCGCGTAACTCAGAAAAATGATTGTCAAATAGGAAGTCATATTGAATATTTTCTTCCATCTCTTCCCAGTCTTCTGGGGTGAGCACACCCTTGAGGACTAGTTGAGTCTTGAGCATATCGTGGAAAACGTATGCAAACTTCTTGCGTAGTCTTCCAACAAATTTGTTGAATTTTAATTCGTCTCGTAATACTTCTGTAGTCTTACCAAGATTAAAACCTTTATTATCATCGGTAAGACGTGAAGGTGGTAAGTTGAGTGAATTGTAAAGTTTCTTTTTAAAATACTCAACGTCCTTCAATTCACCTAAGTTTTGTCCACCAGGAAGTGTAGTAATTTCTGTGCCTCTACCACCTTCACGGCGAGGTAACCAGAAATCCTCAAGCATAGACATATGCTTTTTATCATCACGAATCTCACCAGTGTTTGCGTCATACACTAGTTTGTTACGATATCTCTGCATAACGTCACGGAGATATTGCTCTGCTTTTACTTTAGGCAAGTTGCCTACATCAATGTAAAAGATACGACGTTCTGGTGCTCTTGATAATCTATAGATAACAAGAGAATCTTCAATCATCCTGAGTTGATTGAGTGCCTTGATTGACTTGTGAAGATAACTTAGATTCATCTTCTTATTTAAATCCATCAATCCGCAAGGTGCGAATGTAACAGCATCAGCAGCAAACTTTAATCCACCTTGCATGGGGTCGGGACCACCAGCAAAAGAAATAAATCCTTTTGGATTATACATGTAGTATTCTAGATACTCACCAAAGTCATATGCAGTTGCAGACTGGGGATTTGCGTTTCTATCTACCAGTTGTTGCGCTGCTTTTTTTTCTCTGTCTTGAATTCTTTGCTTGACTTTTTTAATCTTTAGAGGGTCGATGTATCTTAATTCTACGATACCCTTACCAGGATTTGCTAAGTCAATTACTTTGTGATAATAGACACGTCCGTCGATATACCAGTTACGGAAAATTTCGTGTGCTTTTTTATCAAAATTTAAAAGTTTTTTAATATACTCAAACTCTTTGCGAATCTTTCTCTTAATAGGTTCGCCTACTTCTAGGTTTGATAATTCAATCTGCACAGCAGATTGGTCTTCATTACTAACGATTGCTTCGTTTACAATTTCGTCAATTGCAGTATCAACTTCTGGATGTAGCGCCATATCACGATAGCGCCTAATGAGGTCAAACTCATTACGCGCTGTTCCTTCGATATCCACATAATGACCAAAGTAGCCACCAGCTACGGTAGCTACTCCATCGTCTTGCTGCGGAGGAATCGGGGACTGTCCCTTGGGTTTAGAGACGGCCCCATTGATTGAAAATCCGAAAAGTTGACTCATTTTTTAGAATATCACATTATATACCTCTATTTATAGAGATTATTTTGCGATACTTCCGCCGCCGCTGGCTGCTTGTCCCTGTACTGCATGCCAGTATTGTAACTGGAATTCAACAGTGAAGTCCTCAATCTGGTCATTGCTATCATAAGCAACGTCGATTTGAGAAACGTTAGTTGGGAAACAACCCCAGAGTTTGTATTCTCTGAGCACTGAACCTTCATCGGTCGAGTCTCTCTCAAGTTGCTTGACAGTCAAGTCCTTAAGGAAACCAGTGCCACCGCCGTCTGGAATAAATGCGTCAGCAGTGTTACCCACATGGGTATTCATTGCTTCCATCCATCTCTCGAAACCATGACGGATGGTGAAGTTTCTATCATTGATGATAGTAACTGTCCATGTGTCGAAGGTGCGGTCACCAGCAATTTTTACTGTGCGACCACGGAAAGGTACTTCGATAACACCTAAGTTTGATGCGGGAAGAGCAGCAGACTTGCAAAGCATGTTTGCTAAGTCATTATCAGGACCATCGCTAACAACGCTTGGCCACTGAAACTCAACTAGGAAGAGATTACTCTTTACACCCTGCTTGATATTATTTAAGAAGTTGCTTACATTAGATGTAATTGCCATTTTAGTTTATCCTCTTACGGTAATTAATTGGTGAATTGTAAATCAAACTTGACCTGTGACTTCCTGGAAGGAAACACCTGTCTTAGTTGCGATGAAACTTAGGGTGATGTAGTTAATCGACCTTGATGGCTTCAAGTAGATATCAGCAACAAACTCATTTCTGTCAATAACGTCAGCAGTGTTATTGCTTTCGTCACAAACGACCAAGAAGTCAGTGACACCTCTCTTTGCCTTTACTTCTTCCATGTAAGCATTTACAGTGGAGAAGAATGACCCTCTAGTGGTAGTGTCATTTAATTCAAATAGGACACCGCGAGCAGCTGCCTGGACTCTTCTTTCGATGTTGAGGAATAGACGACGGACGTTAATTCTGTCGAAAGAACTAGGAGTAGACTGTGCAGTCTTGTCACCGAAGAGGACAATACCTTGTCCAGGGAATGAAGTGATTGGATTGATTCTTTGGAGATACAACTCATCACGGTGTGCTTTGGTTGGAGTGTATGCAAGTTTAATTGCATTTCTCAAGTTTCCTCTTTGGAGTCCAGCAGGTGAAAACCAATCTTCAGCTGTTAGTGAAGTCTGGACACATAGTCCAGCAATGTCTCCGTTGCATGGAATGTAACGATAAACATCGTTGAAACGGTCGTAGATATACTTATAACCGCTATCTAAGACAGAATAGGAACTGCTTGGAAAAGAAGAGTAGTGTGCGAGGATTGCATCTTTTTGTGCAGTTGCACTAGTTAGAGAAACAAAATCTCTGTATGGAGAGCAGAAAGCAATACAATCTTTTCTAGAATCTGCAATCGCGATTGCTGCAAGTTGCTTGGTAGCAGTATCTGCACCAGGTTGACCACCACCAGTGATGCTACCACCAGAGAGTACGAAATCAACAGTGATATTTTCGATATCTAAGAATAGATTTAAAGCAGTCTGGACACCAGAAATGCCAACTGCATAATCATCAACACCACCAGATAGTGAGAGTGACTCACCTGCTGCTGCAGGAAGGTCATCTGCATAAATGTATCTAGACTTTCTGTTGATAACAGTTGGGAGGTATGCAGAAGCACCTTCTCCGTCTACTGCTGCTGCGTCTCTGGAAACATAAAGGAATGTCTCTAGAAGTGTGCCAGCAACACCACTGACTGCGCCATCTTCATCGATAACTGCAACGTGAGTGATGTTAGCAGATGCAGGTGCTGGTGCTAGTGCAGACCAGAGTGCAGTGCCGTGATAAGTAGCAGTAGCATAAGTAGCAGTTGTGCCATCAACGGTAGAAACCTTGAGGGAGTTACCTAGTGTGCCTGCAGTGCGAGCAGCAAAGTGGTATGTAGTTGTGCCTGCTTGTGCTGCCTGGTCATCATCTGACCTTAGAAGGACGCCACTGCCAGTGTCTTCTGCGTTTGCTAGAGTTGCTGACTCTACTCTTACAACTTGTAGAGTGCCGCCATATGATAGGAAGGTGGCAGCTACATACCAATCTTCGTAGTTACTATTATTTGGTTTTCCGAATGTCGCAACTAATTCAGATTCGGATGAAATTGTAGTGATTACACCAACTGGTCCCTTTTCAAAGGACGCTACGAACGCTGCAGAATTTGCCTGAGAAGGCACTGCAACGGCATTGGTTAAATCACGCTCTCGCAATACAATTCCAGGTGATACTTGACCCGCCATGTTTATCTCCGTGTAGAAGCATTTTTAATCTACAAATATTTAGGCAAATGAGTATTTCAGATGGTCATTTTTTTGCAGGAACAACGCATGAACTCTTTACCAATCAGGGTAAATATCGGGTCCGAATCTAGGGACAGGATCATATGGTATGTCTGGTGTATTGTTTTTTTCTTTTCTGGTTATAGTTACTCTTTCCGATGCACAGTCTTTACATTCATATGCATATGATGATGGTAGATGTGGTTTTGATTTCCTATACAGATAATATTCAGAGACCAAATCTTTACTTTCTTTACAAGACCTACACCTTCTTTCTTTAAAGAGTAAATGCTCTAGTTTTATCTGAGAATCAAAGTCCATCAGAAACCTAGCATATAAGAAACATCAGTTGCAGAATCTCCATATTCATCTAGATGCCACACCTCCCCGTCTTTATCTACAAAGGTCGCCTCTTCATCATCAACACCATTTAATACAAAACCAAAAGGTGCCATGTCTTGCTCAATCTGATTTGACTGCTCTTCGTAGATTCGTTTCCTAACATCATTATCTGTCATCTCTCTGAAGTATGGTTGGACTGCCAACCAAGCAAACAAGACTAAACACATCACCAAGTCATCATGGTGACCTTCGTCTGCTTCAAACGATTGATTTTTTTGAATGAAAGTAGTTAACTCTGCGATGATTTCATAATCATTTATGATAAGTTTATCATCCTCAATTAATGTCTTGAGATTTGAGCAACCAACTTTCTTTGTCACTTTAGACATCTTAAGACCAAGTTGAGATTTAGATCCAGAAAACCCCTGTCCCACAACCTGTCCTGCTCTTCCTCGCATTGCACACATTAAAATATTAGGATACTCTAAATCGTAATGAAGAATATTACCTACCTGCTCTCCGATATCATTAATTTCAATTAAGATATATGCATCATTATAATTTTTTCCTACCTGGTCTACAATGCTAGGAAATAGAATTGGTTTAATTTGATTATTTCTATACTTTGCTACAATACGCCAAGGTAGTGTGGTAATGTCAAATACAATAAAAGCAGAATAATCATTGTCTGTGCCACGAGATACGTCAACCGTTACGATATAATCTTTTTCTTCATCGGCATTTTCATATACCATGAGACCTTTATTGTTATCAACAATAGGGTCTTCATAAACCATTGTGCGAAGTTTGGAAGCAGTAATGAGAGTATCAACCGACCCCAAAAATTCACATTCAAATTCTTGTGTAAATTGCCTTTGGGAAGTATTGGCAATTGTTTGCTCTTTCCAGGTTGCGTCTCTTCCTGGGACTTGAGACCAATGGACCTCCAAAGGTTTATAACTATTCTTTCCACGCTCAGCATCATGCCAAAGTTTATAAAACATATTCATGCCATTAGGCGTGGAAATGATAATAACTTTGGTAGTCTTACCAGAGGAGATGGTAGGATATACAGACGAGAAAAACTGCTCCGAGATGTGGTTTGGAATGAATGCAAATTCGTCCAAGAAGATGATGTTGAAAGAGTTACCTCGGACAGATGCAGATGATGTAGATGCAGCAATAATTTTACTGCCATTTTCTAATTCCATAGAGCCTCTATTCCAAGCGATGATGCCCATCTGCATCCACTTAGGAATATTCTCATATGCGAGTTGAAGTCTCGATAGCAATTCTCTAGCAGTCTCTGCTTTGTTAGCAAGAATTGCAATCTTTACGTTGTCATTGAACAGAGCATAATGCAACAGATAAGCTACAACAGTAGTTGACTTACCTGTCTGTCTAGGAAGCTTTGCAATATTAAATCTTTCTTGGTGGAAATTTTTAATTAGTTGCTCTTGAAAATCCCACATATTAAATGGAACTAAACCCTCATCCAAAGAAACAATTTTAATATAGTTTTTGGTAAAATATACGGGGTCGTCTTTACACTTAATAAATTCAGCAACCTGCTTCTTTGTGAAGTTGATTGCAGTGTTTGTTTTCTTTAAATTGGGATTACCAAGATATACGGCGTTTGCCATGCTTCAATATGTTCCTTACAAAAGTTATTTATCTTTTGCTTCAGATTCAAGTCTTTCTAATTCTGCTAGGCGTTTCTCCCAAGTATCACCACCTTCGCTTCCTTTCATTGGATTGATGCACTGCTCGTTACCGTAGTTGTTGCATACTAATCCAGCTAAGTCCAATTCGTTACCTTTGGCCGCGGTGCCAGACCAACGGTGTTGACCGTCAATCCAAACTGCACCACACTTAGGGCATTCTTTTCTGCTCATAAACAAATCAGACAGCTCTTTGTCAGCCATATAAATTGCGCCGTGTTACAGTGGTATTATATAGGTCCAAAATATTATGTCAAGTTATTCTAATTCTGAAAGATGACCTATAGGAGTTTCACACATTCTTGCTTTGTGTTTTAGGGTTGCTTCCAGTATTTTCTCTTTTGTAAAACTTTCTTTTTTCTTCTTAGAGTCCACCTTAGGTGAATTTACCAGACTTTTCTGTCCAGGTTGCTCCGTCATTTCTGTTTCTGCTGGGAACATCCAAGGGTTAGCTTACTCCACTATCCATATAATCAGCTACAGTATCAAGGTAATCTGTGGCGCGGGTAATTTTAGATTGTACCCATGCCTCAAGGTCACCGTCGCCTTGGACATGCCTATTTATTCTTTCAATAGCAGTCATTGATACAGCTAGTTCTCTACGAACCATGCTATATTAAGAATATTCGTTTAATTGAGTGCGGAGTTGTTTGAAAGATTTCATAGAAATTAACCAGTAATAGCAACGGGAGAAACGTAGATAAATCCAGTGCCAGCAGTTAGTCCTTCAGCAAGTCTTAACTGAATAGTCTCTCCACCGCTTTGGGGAGTATCTAGATAAGTTGGGACGTTGGGGTCGTCAAGTACCGTGGCAGTTGCATGTTTTGAAACATACACTGTTTCATGAGGTTTGACAATCATGTCATAATAATTAAAAGTCTCTGTATTATGTTGCTGGAAAATACTTTGTGATTCTCCAGTAGAAGTATCAAGGACTTGTACCTGGACCAGTCTTACTACAACAGGACTGTCTGATTCGTTATTAACTTTAACCGTAGTTGCTCTGAGAATTTCCTTTGCGCCAATCACTCCTCCCCCATTGCCAGAAGGATATGCTGCGTCAATCGTTGAAGCATCGACGGTTGTGATTCTACCAAGTGGTCTTACAATGTTCATTTTAGTATCCCTGTTTTATTCTTCGACCTTCCCACGTTTAAGCATCTTTTGCAATTCTGCAGTGCTGCCTAAGAAAATCGCGTTATTGGTAACCGAGGAAGGACCTTTTATATCCTCATCCTTATTTAGGTTTTTCATCTTTTGTTGTAGGTCAATCAACTTGTCAGACACGTCGGCAACCTGCTTCATGGCATTGACTGCCACTTCAAACGCTCTGGGATGACCAGACTCCTGAGCGACCTCTAGAGCGCCCTGTACTGCCTCTTGACCCTGCTCGATGAGTCTATACAACTCTCCTCTGCTATATTGGTAATCTTTAGTAGCATCAACGTTTTCTTCTTCCTTAACAATTTCTGTAGGTTTAGTCTCCTCAGAAACTTCTATATCAAAAATTTCTTCCATATTATTTTCAAACTTTGTCATAAGATTTCAATCCCCTCATTAAATCCAAAGTCATCATCTGGGTTTAATAATAGTGAGTCAGCAGCATCTACAACATTATCTGCATTGAGGTCTGTTTTTGCTTTTGGTTGTGTGGTATAACGCATTGTTCTCTTATGTTGATTCAAGTCACCAATAGAAGATTCCACAACACTCTTACGAATGAGGTCTGCATTGACAAGAGGACCGTAAAAATATGTCTTAGCAGTAAATTGTAAAGTATAAGTGATGCTTCTTCGAGTCATGAAGTCATCTTCAAAATCATCTTCATAATCAATGGAGTTGAGGACATAAGCAATATCTCTCTTCTCTTCCATATCAGGAATCATGTTTATTGTTACTGTAAATGCTGGTTGGAAAAATGGAAGAATCTGCTCAATAATCTGTAGAGCATCATCCTGTGACTTGGCAATGATACCCATTTCAAAACCAATGTTGTATGGCACAGGCATATATTGCTTTTTAGCACCAGTAGTAGACCCATCTTCTTTCAGATAATACTGAATAGGACTAGTCTTTCTAGAAGGGTCATAATCCATATTGGTCATCTCGAATGAGATTCTAGGAAGAGTAATAGCAACCTTGCGACCTACCTCAGGATTCTGCTCAAGGCGAGCAAGAAACTTATTCTTTGGTCCATAAGCAACTGCTACTTTCTGACGCTCAATCTCAACATTAGTCTCAGGGTCTTTCTTAATGACCTGAATGTTGTTAAACAGCGTGCCAAAAGCAACTACAGTTTTTTTAATACATGAATGGTAAAAATGATTCCCTAACATCAGAAGCTATCCGTTTTGTTTCCATACTCACCGAATGGATTACCTTCGGTCCAATCAATAATATTATCACCAAAATCCTCAAGATATTGATTTTGAGCAAAGTCATTATTCTCAAGATCTATGTCAATAGTAGAGAAGGATTCAACTTCCCATGTAGCACCAGTGGTTTGTCCAATGATGTTAGCATTCTCTACTAAATCACCATTTATATAGGTGAGTTTTAACTCTCTTGCAGTTGGATCCCAAGCAGCAACTGTTGCATCTACCTCTACTTGATTGCCAGCGGTGTCTGTATATATTTGACGGACCTTCTCCATAATGTCATAGTTGCCAGTGCCACCTTCTGCAAGGTATACTGGGAATTCATATGCATTCTTTTCCTTGCCAATGCTATCGAGGTTGGTATTGCCAGTCTCAAAGATAGCGTTACCTGCCTCGTAGATTTCAGCAGTCATAGTGAAGTAATAAATTTTTCCTAACTGATAGAAAGGAGTTTCTCTTTCTACAAATTTAATTTCATAGAAATTATTTGTTAGTGGGTAATAAATCAAGTCCCCTTCATTTGGTCTTGTAGAAACAGTAAGACTCAATTGTCTTGCCATGACATCTTCCCATCTTCTCTGTGATACGACAAAAGTAATCTCGTCGGTAACACGAAGACCAAACTTGGAAATAAATTCAGACTGAGCACCAAAACCTTCCACGTTTACTAGATACATCTCAATGAGATATGCCTCTTTAAACTTGGACATTACAACGTCTTGCAGTGCTCTATCAATGAGCATCTGTCTAGGAATGTAGAAAACCTCAGCACCAAATAACTTTAGTTGCTCATCAACTAAATCTTGGACTAACCTTTGCTCACCTGTAATGCCCCCTTTCTGGGGAAAGTATACACTCTTAGCCATATCAACCGATTGCGTCTAGTGGTGGTAATTCGTAATCTGAAATCATCTTTGCTTCGATTTCATCTAACTCTCTTTGTCCATCAGAGAATAACTTTTCGCCATTAAGTGACACAGCACCAGGAAGTTGGATGCCATTAAACTTGATTAGATTCTGACCCCATTGTCTTTTGATGAGAGCAGTTAAATATCTTTTCAAGAAGAAATCATTAAAAATTGCTGTGTGGTCTGCTGGATTCAATGCACGATAACATTCAACGATGATGTATCGGTCATCATTCATATTCTTTGCTTCATAATCAATGTAGAGTCTATTCTGTCT